AGCTGTCAATCAGCCGGGTGACGTTGTTGGTGTCCGACCGCCAGCGTGACGGAAGCAAAATGGAAAGTAGTGGAGTCATATTTATTTGATGATGCAAAGAAGTGCAATTTTAGAGCTTTTCATGTATGAGTGCTCCGTATTTATCATTCCAAAATGGATACAACTCTCCATTGAAAGCCCGTTTTAAGTTGTCCGTTGTGGCTTGCTTCACTAACGGCCCCTCTCCGTCTTGATGCAGGTGAACATGCTGACTATAAAACCACTCGGATTCAACCTGTCCAGTCGCTTTGAGCGTCGGCAGGAAAATCTTGGTTGCGTCGGGAAAGTTCACAATCACCACGCACTTCAACCCCAGCGCCGTTGCGACGTGCATGGGGCCGCTCATAATGCCAATGAACCATTCCGCTCCAGCAATCAAGTTGACCAGCGCGGCTGTTGTTTCAGTTCGTATATGTTTTGTGCCGGCAATTTGCAACGGATTGTCCCCAACCTCAACAAACTGCCAGCCATTGAGGCCGGCAACAAACTCCTCGATGGCCTTGCGAGTTTTCGGGTAAATCATGCGGGCACGAGGATGAATCTTCTTGCGCTGCCAGCGCGCGTGCGCCCCAGGATCAAAATGCAGAATCACCTTTTGACGATTTCGTTGCCCACTCCACTTTAGAAACCCGTGAGGCTTGTCGTCCACTTGGAGGCCATACGCGCGCCGGATTCTTTGCAGGTAATGGCCATTGCCGCAATCGTATTGCCGGATCAAATCGGGGGCGTTCAGCATGTACGCCTTATCTTCAACTTCCTTGTAGCACGAATTGAACGACATCAATGGAAGAAAGTGACGACTCGGGGAAAACACTTGATAGGTGTATCCCTGTTTGGCGGAGGCAACGGGCAGGTCCGTCAACATCATCGTATCCCCCAAGCCTTGCGTAACCGTGCTCAGAATGTCACCTTTTAACTCACGCAACACCTTCAGCGGCTTGGGCGTGGCAGCGCGGTAGTACTTCAGGATTTGATCTTCCTCACTTACGGCGGGGCGCTCGCCTCGAATAATATTCACGAGTTCGGCAATCATGGCGACAATCCGCACTCAAAATACTTCGCACTCGTTTCAAGATACTGATCGAGCGTGATATTCTTGTGCCAGGAAATCGTGGGCGGTGCCGTGTTGGTGGTGGCGTCAATCACATAGATAAAACCATCCCCATGCCGGATCACATCGAAACTGCCAAAATCCATCCCCAGCATCCGGTGCAGGCGGTGAATCTGGTTTAGTTCGATGGGTGAAAACATCTCCAATCCGCAGTTGAAATCGAAGCTCGAGTTGCGCCGGGAAGCCAGCGGGAAACCCGAGCCGTCTTTTTCCAACTGCTTGCGCGTGTTCAGAATTTCCGTGCCAAAAATATCCATCCGGAATTCCTCCATCCATGATTCCCCTGGGCTGTTGGTGAGCAACTTCTGATAGCAAAATCCCGACTGCCGATTCTGGGGGCAGCGAGTCACAATTCCATGCGTGCCGTGGTCCAGCCGCTTGCGGATACAAAGCCCATCATGGACTTCGGGATCAATCTCCACATCGTAATTGAATACGAAACGATGCAGGTCATTCACAAGTTGCTTGGTGATTGTGACACATCTGTTGTTGATGAATGATCGGTCTAGTTGCACTTCATCGCTCAACCACACTTTCAAATCCATCTGTGATACATCACCGTGATACACCAGGTTCCATCCCAGATGCTTCACGATCAGCGCAAGTTTGGACTCACTGGCGCAGTTGGCTTGCGGCTGGACGAGAACGGTTTTCAAATGAGCTCCGAATGATGGCTGTGCGCGCAGAGAAGTTTCCCATCGAAATCCAACAACACCAGCGTTGCCCTACCGTTGCGTCCATTCGCGCCAATGACCGGAGAAGGCACGCACCATTCCACAGCAACAACAAACATCCCCGCGCCAGGGATTACACTGGCGGACTTGACGAGGTATTCAAACCGTCCGTTGTCCGGCCAGCGTTTGCGCCACTGCCGTTCCTCCAGACGGTCAAGCGAATCAGCGCGATTGACGCTGGTGCCGAACGCAATGACTCTGGAGTGAAAGAGGGTTCTCGCTTTTGTGTAATTCTTCGACCGGATGCACCGCTGAAATTCAAATAGCCAGCGTTCCACGTCCTCACGACCGATGACTTTTGGGGTTGGAACAGTGCCGTCTGGATCGAATCGCTTCACGAACGAAACAATGAATCCATCCGAAACAGCCGTCAAGTCTAAACTCTTACTTTTTGCGGCGCGGCTTGCGGACCAGCTTGCGTTTGACCGGCGTGACGGCGCGGAACTTCGAGCGCAGCATGGCGCTCATGGGATTCATTGGGCTATCGAAGTTTTTGTTCATTCGGCTTCTCCATTGGTTGAACTCAACGACTCCAAACGCTTCAAGCGAATGTCAGTCGCCGTCATGGCATCCTTCAAAATCATGGCTTGCCGTCCTTGCTGCATTTTTTGATCGTGCTTCTGCGCGCCCTGTTGTAGTTGCGCCCCCACCTTGATGTCTTTCCTTCGAATATCTGATTGCAGGTCGGCTTCCGCAAGCTGGTCGTCGCTCATGGCCTGCTGGGTCTTTTGCTGTTGCGCCTGTTGTTGCTCCTGTTGCTGCTGAATCTGCTGCTGCAACTTGTCGGTGTTCTGCGCGAGCAATTTGAACTGCGCCGACAACTCTTGGAAGATTTCCGCCCGCGACGGATCGTGCGCGAACCTCGCCAGTTGCGTTGCGATGGCCGGCCCGGCAGTCGTCACGAATTGCAGAACGTCCATAGGATTCGCTCCCTGCTCTAACCCGGAGAATTCCTGAGCGGCGGCTTGCAACCAGATTGTCGCATAAATGACCGGGTTCTGGCTGGAAGTTGCAATAGGCCGGGTGCCCGTCCGCATGATGCCCACCCATTGAACCGCCTCGGCCTCCTGTTCGGATGGCATTTTCTTGCGGAACTTCACCGGGTTGTAACGGGCAGCGGCGGATTGGCCGGCCTGTGCGGAAATGAAATCCGTCAGCCACAAGTCCCGGCCTTCCTCCGGCAACGCCTGAGACACCGCACCGATGGATTGAATCGCCTCACGCCGCATGAAAGCGGAGCCCTGGCCAATGACCCGAATCGCCTCCACCTTTTCGATGCGGCCAAAGCACTCGCGCGGAACGCCGCGATCTTCACATCGCTCCTGAAATTCCTGAGCGCGTTTGTCCGTGCTGTTCAGGTTACAAAGACGGCGCATGATTTCCGCGTACAGCAAGTCGAGTTGCTTGTAGTAACGAGCATAAGTCGTTTTGCTCAGGTTGGCCTGCTGGCTTGCGTCGAACATCACCTGGCGAGCCGTGACAGGGTTGCCCTGCTGCTTCATTGGCCCTTGCCGGTACCCGGAAAGATTTTGCTGCATCAGTTCGGCAATGGTGGAGTTCATCGCCAGACCATCATTGAGCAGGCCGGCCACGCCAGTTTGCGCCCACTCAAAGCCTCCTGGCATCACGGCGTAGTCGCCGAAATGGGCCAGTTGAAATTTCTGTGCCGATTCCGTCGTTGTCGGCTTGAACAGAATCTTGGGCGAGAAAGCCTTGTCCGTGAGGTTGCACAGCATCTTGTTCTGGTAATCCAACGGCTTGCCCATCTTGATTCCAAGGCCGGTGACAGAATGGTGGTACCCGCGATTGCCACGGTCGTAATACATCGGGTGTATGACTTCCTTCCATGAGGCGTAGCGCCCAACCTTTTTGTATAGGAATTCACACGCTGAATTGCCCGTGGTTGTGGTGTCCTGTTCGACAATGGCGTGGGTGATGCGCCCATCGAATTCACGCCAGAAAACATGAGACAGCCGGCACATTTTGTTTTCGTCGTTCGAGTACGAAAGCGAGTTGGTTTTGAGTTCGTCTTGATAAAACTCCCAATCAGGCATGATGCCGTTCTGCCGCTTCAGTCCCATTGCGTTCTCAATGACCTTCTTGGTGAACGCGACATCCCAGCCGAGTGTTTCAGCCACATCAGGCTTGCGAATCCAGTCGAACACTTCGGGCGGATAATAATTGCCAAGCACGCAACACGCCTCCCAATAGTGCGTGTCGCTCTTGGTGAACTCTGGCACCTTCAGGTCGCCGCAGTGAAACGCCTTGGGAAGAACCTTGTGCCCATCTTCGAACATGAGCGGCCCGCAACCGTGCAGCGTCATGTCCCATTGCGATTGTTGGAGGTCGTAATCAAACACGTCATCACTGGAAAGAACACGGTCGGATTCCTCGCGCATGACGGAGTTGTAATACTCGCGCTCCTCGTCGGTGCCAAAACTGGTTTTGACTCCGAAGAATCCCGGCGCTTCCGAAGTGAGATCGTAAAACGCGCCTGAGCCGGATTCCATGTAGGCGCGGGGAACTCCGAAGTTGGCGTTTGTCGCATCAGCCCGGCCAATTCCCCTGAGCTTGGATTGGCGGTACGGTGGATTGCCGTCCACAAGGCCGTTGACCCATTGCCGCTTCTGTGACCGCTGAACGTCGTTGTCCACCAGGCGTCGGACGTAATCTTGAACCTGTTGAGCGGAGTGCATCCGGCACTCAGGCACATGACCGTCAGTTTGGATGGTGGCGAGGCCCATCCCGTTGCCATTTCCGTTTGTTGTCATGGACAGTCTTTCCAGCACGGATATTCCTTCCGCACTTCAGCAAACTCTTGCTTCATGGTTTCGTCAACCCCGACGCATTGAATCTCCAAAGCATACCACACAGCAACCTTAGTCCAGCATCGGCAGATTCCACACCCCAATGTATCAGAATCAGTTGGCGTGCTTTTCCCGCCTGTCGAGGAAATCAGCTTGACCAAAGCAGCGCACAGCCCGGAGCACGGCTTGCTGAATGTAATCCTGGCAGGGCACTTGGAGCACAGAGCCGACCGGCGATTGGCCTCTGCTTGATCCACCAAATCAGCACCTGATAGTTTCTGGCGGAAAAACGCAGACGTGCCGCGAACAATGTCCCACATCCCCCAGCTTTTTCTGCGTTTTCTTTTGCTGGCGAATCCGTCGCACTCGACCGGATACTTCTCGCACACCGCCTGTTCTACTTCATCCTCGAATCCAAGCCCGATGGGAACGGAGTTGGCCCGGCGCCATTCCATGATCGAACGAATCAGGGTTTCAAAATTGTTGCCGTGACCGATCATGCCCTTCTCAGGCAAGTTCAGGCGGTACTCGCCCCCATGAGGAACGCGGTTCTGATGAATTAAACGCTTCATACTAATTCGTATTCTCCCTCCTCACTGTAATCCGCCGTCGCGTGAACCTCCTGCACGGCGCGGAACATCTGCCCCCAATCCTGCAATCGCGCTACCGTCTGGCCGATGGCGGCGAGGCGGAAGCCCTTGCGGCGCGCGGCTTCCAATATCATCGCAACGGTATCGGCCAAGTCGCAGCTTTTTCCGTACATCTGTTTGTATCCTTTTGTTTTGCCATCTTTTCCGTCGTTGTTTTTCTTTTGAAGTTTGATGCGCTTGCCGGAATCGTCAAACAGCCGGTTGGTAAATTCGATGGCGGTTTCGGGATCAATGCCTCGCAACTGTCCTGAGTTGAGAGCATCACGCGAGCGGAACCACATTTCCACCGCTTTGTTCTCATAAACTTCATTGGCGGGCCGGACATCCTCCAAGCTGGCGGAGTCCTCTGAAGCAGCACCGCCGAATTCAACGCGCATAATCTTGGGGCTCCAAGTCCGCTGAATGATGTCGCACAAGCCACCGCCCTCGCCCGTGGCGTCCACGGCCAGGTTTTCCGGTAGGCACGAATACGTCACTTGGCCCCACACAACTTTCTCGCACTCACGCCGCAACTGTTCCGCAAGTTGAAAGTGCACTGGGTTGGTGGAATACGCATTGATTGGAAGAATGATGGGTTTGGCAACCTCGATGGCCCACTTGTCATCAGAAATCAGTCCGAGCTTGGCGAAGCGCAGGGCGGGACGGTCCCCGCCCCCAAACGCCGGATCGAACGCGCCGACGATGTGGAAATTCTTTCCCGTGAACGTGAACTTGCCAAACGCATCGTTGGCAATCAAAGCAGACTCGCTGAACACAGTCTTGTTCAAACCCTCCGGCGGCGGGAAGCCGCGGAAGTTTGTCCAGTATGAGGGTGTCTCGCCACCGCCGCCCGCCTTGGCCGCTTCCACCTTTTCTTTGGTTGGCAAATGTTTTGACACCAGCTTTCCCTCAACGATGTTGGGCGACTTCTCCGCATCGAATCGAATCACCTTCACTGGGATGTTGCCGTATTCCTTCTGCGCTTTCCCTTCCCATTCCTCTGTGCCCACGTCAACCGAAGTCCAGCCATCCAGCGGTTCGATGAACCTGGAAAACCTGCTCAGTCGGTCGCGCGGATTCGCCAGTGCGACGAGAATGAATTCCTTCGGGTACGAGTAGAGGTTGGTGATTGCCTCCCAAATCGCCTCTGGCACCGCGTTGGCCTCGTCCACAATTATCATCTGCCGCTTGGTGTGAACGCCCTTTATGTCGTCAGCTACTTTGTGCGTACTGCCCTCCTCCACCGCCTTTCCGATGATGGCGTGCTTGTCGTCGCCCTTCACAGACTGCCAGATCATGCGTGAATCAACGAAATTTCCAACGCGGTTTCCGGGAGGAAGCGTGAACAGTTTCTGGACTTGCGCCCACGCTCTTCGCCTCATAGATTTAATTGAGGTAGAAACAAACATTACTGACGACTGCGTAGGGGCAGCCAACCACCATAATGCCGCAAATCCAGCCCAATTGTGTGTTTTTGCGCTGTTCGACGCTCCAGGATTACCGATCAGAGAATGGTGGCACCCGGTTTCCACAATCTGGCGGGTCCAATCATGCCATTCAAAATAGCCCGGCAGGATTTTTTCAGCGAGTCGTCGAAATAACACCGGGCGTGACGGACACCCGCTGTCCACCGGAAGGCGAAAGGCAAATGCTGCGAGATCGTAGTAAAGTTGAGCATGAACCTCCAAGCGATTGAACCCGTATTGATTGATCGGCTCGGGAGCTTCTTGCGGCGGTTTCTTTTTTGGAGCAGCCATTAACACTTGCAAATTGTTCTGATTAAGTGGATTTGTAAAGAGGTAACGCCTTTTTATGAACGCCCTGCCACAACCTCAAGATTGCTGCACACCGTGTGAAACGCCCGTAACTGTGTCGGTGCCGGGGCCGCAGGGCGTCGAGGGACCACAGGGAGATCAGGGGGATCAAGGTATTCAGGGCGATCAAGGGATTCAAGGGATTCAGGGAATTCAGGGTGTTCCAGGTCCGGCGGGAGGAGCCGTCACCACCACCAAAGGCGACCTGTACACCGACCTCGGCGCATCCACGCCGACTCGTCTGCCAGTTGGGGCAAATGGCAGGACCCTTCACGCCAATTCGGCGGTGGCGCTTGGCATCGAATGGAGAACATTCGACCTGACCGGCGCTGATTCGCTCATCACCGGGACGCTTCCCGTAGCCAACGGCGGCACGGCGGGGGCAACGGCGGCAGCGGCGCGAACTAATCTTGGCCTCGTCATCGGCACCAATGTTCAGGCTTACGATGCTGATTTGACGACGTGGGCGGGAATAACCCCCAGCGCCAACGCCATCAGCTTCATTTCCGCCGCGAACAATGCCGCGATGCGAACGGCTCTTGGCGTCATTGCGGACAACTACGCGCTCTACGAGCATCGGCAGCTTAACGGCGTGGACGGGGGAGGTTTCACCAGTGGCGCATGGCGCACAGTGCCGATCACTGATGAGGTCAGCGACGTGAACAATCTGGGCACGCTTGCGGCCAACGAGGTAACGCTGATTGCCGGCACGTACCGCTTTAATGCGTGGACCAACGCCTACAATGTCACCAACTCCCAGGCGAGGCTATGGGACAACACTGCCGCCGCTGTCATCACCTACGGACGTTGCTCGGTATCCTCCGGGGCCTCCACCCAATTGCTGCTCGTCGAAGGCCGATTCACCATTGGAGTAGCCAGTGCCATTCGACTTGAAGCCCAATGCAGCGTGACGGCGGCGGTGAACGGATTCGGGCTGGCTTTGTCATTTGGCGGGCGCGAGGTTTATGCAGGGATAACCTTCATCAAAGAATAATGCCCAACCTCGACCCAACGCGGGTATTTGACGGCTTCGTAGAAATGTCTGCGGGAATGAACGGTGGCATCGCCGCGAGCCTGATCCAGCCCAACCAGTGCGCCCTGGCCCGAGACTTCACCTTTCGCGGCGCGTATCCCAAGACGCGACCGACATATTCAAATCATCTATTCATATTCGCCGACGACATAACCGAGGCGAATTGGGCGGGCAAATATCAAGGGTCTTGCTGGTATCAGGCGGGGTTTGGAAGCTCTGGCTTCGTCATTTCCCGTGGCGGCAGATTGTTTTTCCTGCGCCTGGGTGTAACCAACGTGCTGAGTGAAATCACCCCCCAGATTACCATTGTCACCACGGCGGCATTTACGATTCCGGCGGTTGCCGCACTGGTAGTCGTTTCCATTCTCAGCGAATCCAGTCTTACGGCTGGAGATACCATCTTGTTAAACGGCGAGCAGTATCAGGTCGTAAGCGTGGCCGCGAACCTAATGACGGTTGAAAACCTCAACGCAACTCCGGGAAACATTGTTCCACAAGGAACAACGGTTTTCATGGCAGATGGAGTGACGCCGTACCGGGAGTATCGCGTGAATCCGTCCTGGATGGATTTCGTGTTTCTGTTCCAAGCCGAAAACTATGTCATCATCCTCGCCGAAAACCAATCCGCCGTCATCTTTGATGGAAGCTCATGCCGACTGGCCGGCATTGGCGAAGTGCCTTCAGGTGTCCTTGGAGCTTACGGCTGGGGGCGAATCTGGGTTTGCCTCAACGACCGACGCTCCTTCATGGCGGGCGACCTTGTGTTCGGACCAAGCGGCACCCAAGTCAACGGCTACCGGGATGCCATCCTGAAGTTCACCGAAAACACGTTCTTCAACGAGGGTGGAGCATTTGGCATCCCGTACGAGTCCGGCCCAATCACGGCCATGCAGTTCCTTGCCACACAGGACACGAGCCTTGGAGTTGGTGTATTGCTTGTGGGGACATCCAACATGATCTTCTCGGTCAACGCGCCGGTGGACCGCACGACTTGGAAGAACCTCACCTACCCGATTCAAACCATATCGCTTTTGAACTCGGGACCAATCGGGCCTCGTGCAGAAACGTCCATCAATGGAGACTGGTGGTATCGCTCATCGGACGGCATCCATTCATTCTTCGTCAGCCGCCGTGATTTTGGCACTTGGGGCAATACTCCCATGAGCCGAGAGATGGTTCCTGTTCTGGATTTTGACACAAATCGACTGCTCTATCACGGCAGCGCCACCCTGTTCGACAACCGGGCGTTGTTCACTGTCAGTCCATTCAGATGCACCCTTGGGGTTGCTCACCGCGGCCTGGTCTGCGACAACTTCGATTTGATTTCCGGCCAGCAGGGAAAGACTCAGCCGGCATGGGACGGCGGATTCTCCGGGTTGAATATCCTGCAAATCCTCAAGACCAAGGAGATCAAGGAACGCTGCTTCATGTTCGTCTCCAACGATGACGACGAGATTGAGTTTTGGGAATTGCTGCGGGACAACGCTGGATTTTACGACCAGTTCAACGATGGCGATTCCATTACACGAACGCCTGTCCAGTCGTTGCTTGAAACGAGGTCCATGACATTTCAGGACGGCTCCCAGAAGAAATCCCTGCACTCCTGCGAAATCTTTGTGGACCAGATCGTTGACACCGTGACGCTGACAATCAAGTTCCGACCCGACCAGTATCCGGGGTGGGTGACGTGGCAAACGGTTACACTGTGCGCCAATGTCACGCAATGCGACATGCCGGCCAACTGCGCCATCTGGTTGACGCGCCAGAAACAGTATGCCGCCAGAATCATGCTGACGCAGCCACCCGAAAGCTGTAATGAGATTGCGGGAACGGTTGTGCGCGAGGGATACGAGTTCCAGTTTCGCATCGAAAGCGAGGGCAGCTTTAGATTGCGCAAGTTCAAGCCCCATGCCAAGTTGCGAACGGACAAACAGGAAGGCGATTGCGCCTCCTACGAGTGCCAGACGTTTGCAGCCTGTGATGAACCGTATTTCGACACCGACAGCCACGGCGTGTAATTTATGAGCGAAATCAATTATCCAGTTGATGCGGCAACCCTCCCGCAAGGCTCATGCCCCAGCACGTATCAGGAGTTGGCGGATTTGTTTGCCACGATTTACTCCATCACGGTCAGCACCACAAACACCGGCATCATTGTCAGCGAAACGAAGCCAGTTGACACAACGGCGGTATGGAAGCGGGTCGTCAACAACGGTGGCAGTCTGTATCCAACGCAGGATTACATTTACGTCGCTGGCATTTGGGTTTCACGGCACACGCTTGAGCCGGGTTCAATTATAATGTGGGGAAACGCGCTTCCAGACTTCACAACTTTTGACGGAGGAGACGGCGGTGCATTGTCAATTATCTCGGGTCCTATGTGGTCTGAAGTCACAGAGCTTCAAGCACGCTTTCCGATTGGTGTCGGAACTCTACCGAGCGGAACGGCTCTGGCGCTTGGCGCCACAGGTGGGGAAGAAACGCATTTGCTCACTACCGCGGAGATGCCGCCGCACACCCACTCGCTTGCCGACGCAGCCGTTGTCAGGGGCAACATAGATTTGGACGTTGGCGGTGTGGATTCAGGTGCCACGAACACGCCATTGACGGTAACCGGCGAGACTGGCGGCAGTGGCTCTCCCGCAGTCACCTCGCCTCACAACAACATGCCGCCGTACTACACGG